CGTATCTGATACGAATGATAGTCCGGTAGAAATTGAACTATCTAATCTTAAAGCCAGTGATGGTATCAAAAATAAGATTAGAAGTGAGTTCAAATATATCAAAGAAATGCTTGATTTTGATAAAAAATCGCATGAAATCTATAGAAATTGGTATATTGACGGTAGATTATACTATCATAAAGTAATTGACCTTAAAAAACCACATGAAGGTATAAAAGAATTGCGTTATGTTGATGCATTAAAGATGCGTTATGTGCGTAAGAATAAAGCAGAAGAAAGAGATAAGTATAGACAAAGTAATAATATAAGTGATAATCCTATGGATTATCAGTTTCCTGAGATAGAAGAATACTTCCTTTATAATCCAAAACAGCAGTATGCAATAGGAAGTCCTTTAAATTCTGGTTCAACAGCAGGTGCTAATGCTGGAATCAAATTCACTAAGGATTCTATTACATATTGTACTTCTGGACTTGTAGATAGGAATAAGGGATCAACTCTTTCATATCTCCACAAATCAATCAAAGCTCTCAATCAACTTAGAATGATTGAGGATAGTCTTGTTATCTATAGAATATCAAGAGCACCAGAACGTAGAATTTTCTATATTGATGTTGGTAATCTACCTAAGGTAAAGGCAGAGCAATATCTTCGTGATGTTATGATGCGTTACCGTAATAAGTTGGTATATGATGCATCTACTGGTGAGATTCGTGATGATAAGAAATTCATGAGTATGCTGGAAGATTTCTGGTTACCTCGCCGTGAAGGTGGTAGAGGAACAGAGATTACCACTTTGCCTGGTGGTCAGAACCTTGGAGAGATTACTGATATTAAGTATTTCCAAGATAAACTATACAGAGCATTGAATGTTCCAGTTTCTAGAATTGGTGGAGATGGTGGATTTAACCTTGGAAGATCTTCAGAGATCTTAAGAGATGAAGTTAAGTTCAGTAAGTTTGTTGGACGTTTGAGAAAAAGATTCTCAGCAATGTTTAATGATATGCTTAAGACGCAGTTGATTCTTAAGAATATCATTACTCCTGAAGATTGGAATATTATGGAGGATCATATTCAGTATGATTTCATCTATGATAACCATTTCTCAGAACTAAAAGAAACTGAACTTCTTACTGAGAGAATTAATATGGCTGCAGCAGCAGAACCATATGTAGGTAAATATTATTCACAAGATTATATTCGCCGCAAGATTCTTCGTCAGACGGATGAAGAAATCATCGAACAGGATGATCTGATCGCAAAGGAAATTGAGGATGGAATTATTCCTGATCCAATGGCACCTGTAGATCCAGAAACAGGAGCACCTTTAGATCTTGGAGCACCTGTTCAAGAACCCGAAGTGGATGCATCTGTAATGGAACCATCTGCTAAGGAAGTCAAGTCTGCTGAGATTTGATAAATAATTTGATAAATACTAAAAATTGTACTATTTAATGTTATGCCTGAAGTAACTAATGCTGATTTAATGGATATGATGGCGTCTGATAATTCGCCATCTGGAATAAGTGATAGGATCAAAGATATTCTTTTTAATAAGAGTGCTGAGAAAATTGATGCTATTAAACCTAATGTAGCTGCTAATATGTTTGATCAAGGTGAACCAGAAGAAGAAGTTTCTGATACAGCAGACTCTGCAGAACCAGTAGAAGAAACCTGATTATAAATAACTAATAATCACAATGTCCATCGACGGAATGAATAATGGCTCATAATCCTGTAGGAATTTGTACTGCAGTTACGACTGGTACATCTAATGTTAATTCAACTGCATTTTCTCATCAATCTGATAGTTTGAGAGTCACTGCTTTAACCAAAGGTGCTCATATTGGTATTGGCACAAGTGGTGTTGTTGCGACTCCGGCAAATTACTTTGTTGCTGAGAATACAACGGAAGTCATTAATATTGGTAAACCCCGATCACAAAGAGTTGTTGGTGTTACCAGTGCTGCTGCTACCACTACATTAACATTCCCAGAAGGTGAAGGATCTCAATTTGTGGTTGGAGATTCTGTTTCCTTATCTGTAGGTGGCAATTCAGATTATGATTTCAGTGATTACATTGTAATGAGTGTTAATAACACAGATCCTTTAGGAGGAACTTTCTCTCAGAGTATTGTTGTTAACTATCCTTCTGTTAGTCCATATCCAAATACAACAAGAGATGGTCTTGGATATGATGCATATGTGAGAGGTACTTTCACAGTTGGTACATTGGCATTAGGAACTGGTGTGGCATATCTACAGCAAGTACAAGTTAGCGGAGATTCCTGATGAAACTTATTAGAGAAGAAATCGAATCAGTAAAGTTTATTACCGAAGGAAAAGGTGATAAAAAATCTTTATTCATTGAAGGACCCTTTCTTCAAGCGAATATCAAGAACCGTAATGGTCGGATGTATCCATTAGAAACTCTTCAAAAGGAAGTTTGTAGATATAATGAATCTAATGTTGCAACAGGTAGAGCACTTGGCGAATTAGGTCATCCTGATGGTCCAACTGTTAATCTTGATAGAGTTTCTCATAAAATTATTTCATTAAAAGAATCTGGTTCCAATTTTATTGGTAGAGCAAAGATTCTTGAGACTCCTATGGGTCAAATCGCCAAGTCCTTAATTAATGAAGGTGTAAAACTTGGTGTATCCTCTCGTGGTATTGGTTCATTAAAACCAACCAAAGAAGGATTTAATGTTGTTGGCGACGACTTTATGTTAGCTACTGCTGCTGATATCGTTGCTGATCCTTCTGCTCCTGATGCTTTTGTTGAAGGAATTATGGAAGGAAAAGAGTGGGTTTGGGAAGGTGATACCCTTCGTGAAAGACTCGCTGCTAATACAAAGCATCAAATAGACGTTCTTGTGGCGCAAAAAGCGTTAGAAGAGCATAAATTGGATTTATTCAATCAGTTTTTAAACTCATTGTAAATTCTCAATTTATAAATAAATATAGATTAAATTACTACTAAAGGTTAATCGGAGAGTTCAAATGTCGCGTGGCACACAATTACAAGAAATGGAAACTGGCACAAAGCAATCCAAAACCGCTGTCAATGCTAACGCTAAAGCAGCTGATCCGCTAAAGGGTCTGGATTCAGGATCAACCCCTGGACAGGCTGCTGTTGAGGATCTTGGAGGGCCTACACCTGACAACTACAAACCAGATGATGATTCAGCTAAGCTGAATACACCTGGTGGAAGTCTTAAGCAAGTTAAGGATGTTGTCAACAAGGGTGCTAAAGCAGGAATGGCAGCGCAGACTAGCGCTACTCCTGTAAGTGTTCCTGAAGATACTGAGATTACTGACGAAGTAATCGAAGAGGAAGAAGTTACTACTGATGAAGTAGTTGAAGAAGAAACTGCCGAAGAAGCAGTTGTTGCTGAAGCACCTGATTTTGAAGAAATCAGTGTTGCCGAAGACGTAGAAGCACTTCTTTCTGGCGAAGAACTCTCTGAAGAATTTCAAGAGAAAGCAAAAACAATCTTTGAAGCTGCTATTAGGCACAAGATTGAAAACGCTAGAGAAATTCTAGAATCACAATATGTCGAAAGACTTAACGAAGAGATTGTAGAAATTAAAACTGAACTCTCTGAGCGTGTTGATTCTTACCTAGAATATGTTTCATCTGAATGGATGGAAGAAAATAAATTAGCCGTTGAGGCTGGTCTTAAGGAAGATCTTAATGCTTCCTTTATGACTGGTTTGAAAGGCCTCTTTGAAGAGCATTATGTATCACTCCCTGAAGAAAAATATGATGTACTAGAGAGTATGGTAGAAAAACTAGATGACATGGAAACCAAGCTCAATGAGCAAATCGATAGGAACGTACAACTGAATAAGAGACTTTCTGAGTCTACTTCAGATGTAATTCTTGCCGACGTTTCTGAAGGCCTTGCTGCCACGCAGAAAGAAAAGCTTGCCGCACTTGCTGAAAGTGTAGAGTTTGAAAGTGAAGCAAATTATCGTGAAAAACTGGAGACTTTGAAAGATTCTTATTTCGTTTCTAAGCCTTCAACCGTTAAGACAGAAACTCTTTCAGAGGGAGTAGAAGCTGCTCCTGAATCAGTATCGAATTCGATGTCTGCTTATCTGAGGACGCTCTCGACTTTTAACAAATAAACTGAATTTAACATTAATTCAAACTAAAAAAACAATTACACTTAAGGTAAACGCAAATGTTCCATTCCGAACAATTGCAGGAAAAGTGGGCACCTCTCCTCAATGCTGAGGGTGCGGGCGAGATCCAAGATTCTCACCGTAGAGCTGTTACCGCCGTCCTGCTAGAAAACCAAGAAAAATTTCTGAGAGAGCAAAACTCTTTCTCCGAGTCCGGTTCATTCCTGACAGAAGCAACACCAACTAACGCCTCCGGTACAGGCGGATTCGGTGCTGATAGCGCAGGTGCTGGTCCTACTGCTGGATTCGACCCCGTTCTGATCTCACTGATCAGACGCTCCATGCCTAACCTGATCGCTTATGATCTGGCTGGCGTTCAACCGATGAGTGGTCCTACTGGACTTATCTTCGCAATGCGCTCGCAGACCTATAAGGAAGGTTCTAGATCCGAAACTTTCTACGACGAAGTAGATTCGGCGTTCTCTGGACAGCCTTACGGATTCGATGTTCAGGAAGGAACTGAGCAAAACGTTGGTATGGGTACTACTGGACAGTCCGGTACTAACCCTGGCGTTCTGAACCCAGTTGGTACTGCTACTTCTACTGCCTACAATGTAGGTCAGGGAATGCCCACGGCAACATCTGAATCGCTTGATGGCTCTGCTAATGACGCCTTCAACCAGATGGCGTTCAGCATTGAGAAAGTTACTGTTACTGCTAAGTCACGCGCACTGAAGGCAGAGTACAGTTTAGAACTGGCTCAAGACCTCAAGGCCATTCACGGTCTTAACGCTGAAGCAGAACTTGCTAACATCTTGAGTACTGAGATCCTCGCTGAAATTAACCGCGAAGTTATCCGTACTATCTACAAGACTGCTGAGCAAGGCGCTGTTCAGAACGTTGCTACCGCTGGTCAGTTTGACCTCGATATCGACTCCAACGGTCGCTGGTCTGTTGAGAAGTTCAAAGGACTTCTGTTCCAGATCGAAAGAGATGCTAACGCTATTGCACAAAGAACTCGTCGCGGAAAGGGTAACATCATCCTTTGTTCTGCTGACGTTGCTTCTGCACTTACAATGGCTGGTGTTCTTGATTACACCCCTGCACTTAACGCTAACCTTAACGTTGATGACACTGGCAACACATTTGCTGGTACTCTCCAAGGTAAGTACAAAGTGTACATCGACCCTTATGCTGCTAACCTAGTTGGCACAGGTGCTCCTCAAGGTGGAAACCAGTACTACGTTTGTGGATACAAAGGTTCCTCACCTTATGACGCTGGTCTATTCTATTGCCCTTACGTTCCTCTTCAGATGGTTCGTGCAGTTGGCGAGAACAGCTTCCAACCCAAAATTGGATTCAAGACTCGTTACGGTATGGTTGCTAACCCCTTCGCTGAAGGAACCAACCAGGGATTGGGTCGTCTACAGACGAACCAGAACCGCTACTACCGTCGCGTTACCGTCAAGAACCTCATGTGATCAGAAGTTTATATACTTCAATCATTTACAAGACTCTCCTTCGGGAGGGTCTTTTTTTTATCTAAATAGTTAAATGAAACAATATAATCAATTCATAGTAGCAAAAACTGCATTAAGGTTGAGAAAAACATATGGTCAATTTATGGGAGGAAGACTTGACTGATGGAAAATATTAAAGATGATTGGTTCCCTTCAGTAATTCCTATTAAAGAATATGATACGGTT